CATGGCTGCCGCTTCTAAGTTCTCTTCCACAACCTCTATAGCAACAGCTGGCGCAACCTCTGACGCCACGGCTGTCACAACATCTGAGGCCTCTGCCAGCACCTCCGCAGCAACCTCTGCCACCAACTCGGGCATCTCGATGATTGCGCTGGCGCTCCGGTTTGACCGCATCGATTTCTGCATCTTGGCCACGATGTCATCAAAACTCGCCACGCCGTCGATCATGTTTTCTGCCAGGGCATCCAGAGCGGGCAGGCAGCGTCCCTGTCCCATGCCATCGCGCACCTGCGCAATGCTGACCCCGGTGCCGCGTCCGCGGCTCACCGCCTGGGTGAACATGGCGTAATAGCCATCGACCGATTGCTGAATGGCGGCGCGCGCCTCATCGGTCAACGGTCCGTAGGGGTTTCCCTCGGTCTTGTACTTGCCGGCAGAGATCAGGCTCATGGATATGCCATCCTCTTCCAGTGCCTTGCTCATGTCGGCATGGGCGGTATAGACACCGATGCTTCCCACCTGGCCACTCTTGGTGCAATACAGTTCCGAGCAAGCGGCCCCAATCCAGTAGGCAGCAGACGCGGCCAGGCTGTTGGCGATGCCGATGATGGGTTTGATGGCGCGCGATCTGTAAATCTCGTCCGCAAGCTCGGGTACGCCGGCCACGCTGCCACCCGGGGAGTCGATGTCGATCAGGATCTGCCCGACCATCGGGTCACTCAATGCAGCGCGCAGTGCTTGGGTAAATTGCTGCATCGAGCACGAACCGGGTCCGGACACGTCATCGACCATGTTGCCGCGCTGGGTGATGATTCCATACAACGGCAGGACTGCAATACCGCCGCCACTGGCACCAACGGACGCTTGATGCTTGGCTGCCCGAGCTTGCCGATCGAGAGCGATGGACGCCAGGACTTCGGCTGACGGCTCAATTCCTGCCGACCAGCTGCGCATCACGGCACAAAACTTGGCGAGTGCCGCAGGGTGCAATGCCCATGGCGTGGAGAGGAACTCGGAAACCAGGAGTGCGTGTTTCATGGGTCAGCCTTTCGTTGGAAAATCGGTGATACCAATGGCGATGAGGCTCGCCAGTGCGCGCGGCTCGATGGCGGCTAGCGCGGCTTCAATTCCACCGTCGATGGGCGTCTTGAGCATGTATTCGCAGTGAGCTTTGGCAGGCTCAATATTCACGCCGAGCGATTCGGCAACATAACCAGCATGGTCGGCGTAGAAGGCACGCACGGCTTCGGTGACGTTGCCGCCACGTTCATGGGCGCGGGTCAGCGCCGCTGCTTCCTTGCGCGCAATGCGTGCAGCGACAACGGAGACCAGGGTGCGCAGCCGCTGATTGGTCGCCGCTTCCTCCTCGGCACCATCATCGGGTGCCGGTAGAGCAGTGTCAGTCGGCTCTGCCTCAACTTCCACCTCTTCCGCCCAGGACTCCTCGACCATGTTGAGCGGCCGCAGCGGTTCATCCAGGCCATCGATCGGATTCATGTTCTCAGCCACGCGTGCTTCATTGCGCGTGAGCCACCCGTCCAGGATGCCGGAGTGGTAGTAGGCCGCCCGCGCTGCGCGGTCACCCCGCATGAGGTTGGCAAAGTCGAATTCAACTTCCAGGCCCCCTTCGTCAAACAGCAGATCCGCTTCAATAGCCGCTTCCCACCGTTCCGCCCACGGCGTCATGGTGCTCATGATGAAATCCAGCGACTGCTGCTCGATGTTGCTGAACGTCGCCCGGTCCAGATCGGCAATCATATGCGGCGGCACGCGGAAGACTCGGGCCACATCGGTGATCTGGAACTTCCTCAGTTCCAGGAACTGGGCATCCTTATTCGTGACCCCGACCTCGTGATATTTCATCCCGTTTTCCAGAACCAGCAGCTTGCCGCGGTTGGCACCCGACTGGGCGGCCTGGAAGCTCTCCCGGAACACGTCCTTGGCGTTCTTGTCCTTGAAACTGCCGGGGTATTCAACCCAGCCGCCAGTAGGTTTGGCGTCGTTGGCGAAGAAACGCGCACCATAGGCCTGTGCCGCCAGGGCGACCCCGAAGTTCTCCCGCGCCAGCTCGATCGGGCTTAAACCCAGGAGGCCGTCGGATGAAAGTCCCCGCAAATGCCAGATTTCTCCCCGTGGCACCGGACGAGCAGTCCCCTGCCGGTCGGTAACACGGTAGCGGTAGTCGCCGTTGTCGAGCAATTCGATACTGATCCGGTCGGGATGGACCGGGACCAACTCGATGATTTCACCCCGGCTGTTACTGCTGATCTGGTTATAGGCATTGCCACGCAAGGCCAGGTGGCCCTGCATCATCTCCCGCCATTCAAAGGCGTTCTGCCAGCGATTCGGGCGCTTGGCGAGCAGGTTATAGAGCCAATGATCGGTGATCCGGTCCTTGCCACCATCAGGGCGCTGGCGGTAGAGCACAAAGGGCAGCATGGCCAGCGTCTCGGCGAGGATCCGCACGCAGGCATAGACCGCGGACAGACGCAGGGCGCTGTCCGCCGAGACACGGGCGCCGCTCGACGTGCGCACGCTGACCGGCTCAAACCAGAAATCTCCAAAAGGCGATCTATCCTCCGCCTGGATCCGGCTGATGAACATCAGGAATGGTCTTTCGGCTGGGCTTCTTTCTGGTCAGTCAGGTACAGGCCAAAGCGGCGCGCGCTGAAGAGGGTCAGGGCGATCAGCAGCAGGCCGGATAAAAGCAGGCCGGCGCCGATGTTGAGGAGGATCCCACCAGCCGAGGCCAGCAACCATCCCAGCAGCAGCGCAATATTGAAGGTCAGGAGATTCATGGCTCGAATGGGACACCCATATTTATTACCGTACGTTAATATGGCTTATATCCTGCTGCTGTGCTAGGATGGCAACATGAACAAAACGCGGTTCGATTGGGACGAGAACAAGGATGCCGACAACCAAGAGAAGCACGGCGTCACGTTCTTTCAGGCGCAATATGCCTTTGCCGATCCGCACCGCGTCATCGCCGAAGACCTCTCGCACAGCGAAACCGAAAAACGTTATTTCTGTTTCGGCGAGGTCGAAGGCGGCATTCTGACCGTCCGGTTCACTTATCGCGGCAGTGTCATACGTATCTTCGGCGCCGGTTACTGGCGGAAAGGCAAGGCAATTTATGAGCACGAAAATCAAATACACGGATGAGCGGCTGGGCGACGTCAAAGTGGTGCGCGACTTCCTCCCTCCCCCGGAGGAATTGGCTTTCCGTGAGGAGGGCGTCAAAGTGACGCTGGCACTGAGCAAGAAGAGCGTTGAGTTCTTCAAGTCCGAGGCAGCCATCCATCACACCCAGTACCAGCGCATGATCCGGCGCCTGGTGGATGCTTATGTGGAAAGTTACGCTCCACCGCCACCGGCTCGTCCTACCCGGGCCACCCGCAAGCGGGCGACCGGGTAAGTCAAACCAGCATCAACTCATAGCTGCTATCGATCACGATCGAATCCTCTTGTTTCAAGTTGGCCACGCCCATTGCCATCGCCAGCGCTACCAGTCCGTCAATACGGCCCGTCGCCTTGTGCTTGTCCAACTTCCGGTTGCCGGCAGGGTCTTTGGCCACGATGGCGTTGGCTGCGCACATCGTCAGAACCGGGTGCATGCCGTGCGCCATGCGCGCATTGAGCAATTCCGACTCCAAGGTATCGAGCGCCGGGCTCATGTCCTTGTAGCCCTGGCCGTATTCGACCAGTGGCAGGGTGATGCCCAGTGCGTCGAGTTCCTTCTGTAGCAAGGCAATGCGCCAGCGGTCGTAGGCAATCGCGCGCACGTCCATCATGCCGAGGATCGCGCCATGTCCTGGGCGACGAATTCATAATCGACCGTGGCCCCCGGCGTGGTGTGCAAGTAGCCCTGTCTCACCCAGACGTCGTAGGGCGAGCGGTCGCGCTTAGCGCGTTCCATCAATCCCTGCTCCGGGGTCCAGAAGTGCGGCGTGACGTGCCAGACGCCGGCGATGCGACCGACCATGACCAGCGCCGTCAGGTCAGTGCGGGATGACAGATCTAGGCCGCACCAGACTGGCGCACTACCGTATTCCATGACCAGGCCGCCGCAGGACTTCCAGACATCGACCGAGATGAACGGGCTGACGGTTGAAACCCGCTGGTTCAGGCACAGGTTGCGGAAGGTGTTCTCCGCGCTTGGCATGCGACTGGCCTGCTTGGCCTGCTCGGCCAGATCGTCCAGATTGCGAAAGATGCTCAACGCCGGGTTTGCGGCGCGCCAGCCCTTCTTGTCCAACAGGCCGGCATCCTTCGGAGCGGCATAGACGTGCGAGACGATGCGCGGGTCAGCTGATTTCTCCGCATCGTCCAGCCATTGCGAGAACAAGTCCGCGTCGTCAGCCGCCTGGGTACTGATTGCAATCAAGAGTGGCGCCGAGTGAGCACCCTGGGCTGTCGTGATGGCGTCGATAAAAGCGTCCTGTGGCCCTTTGACCTGGCCGACCTCGTCCAAGATCGCCAGCGCCGGTGACAGGCCGTGAGCTGTGGTCCCTTCGGCAGACAGCGCCCGATACTCGACGTTGCGCGCCAGGCCGATCAGACGCTTGCCGCTCGGGACAATGCGCACCAGCCCCGACAGGGTTGGCGACAACTGCACCATCTTCGATGCGTAGTTGAAGACTTGCCCCGCCTGTTCTCGGCTGCGGGCGCCGCTCACGATCTGGCTGTTCTGCTTGGCTTCCGGCCCGACCAGGTGCGCCAGCATGATGCCGGCGATCAAGGCCGTATTGTGCGTCGGGGTGAATCCTTCGCCGGCCAGAAACAGGCCCGACGGCGAATCGACCTGAATGCAACGAACCGGAACGCTTGCGACCGGCGTAATGCCGACGATGTAGTTTCTTTCGTTGCGCGACCGAGCGGGCCTTGCCTTCAGTCGCTCTGCCTTCCTACTCAGCCGAAAAACCGGCCGATCACGGAAAGCCCAAAACTGAGTTCGATAATAGGGTCCGCAATCCTTGCCGTAGAGCTGCGCGCGATCCTCACGCATGGATGCCTTGAACCCAAGACCGCGAACCAATTGCAGAATATCTTTCGCCAACTGCGCAAAGACGCTGACAATCTCGCATTGCCCGGCTTTGCTGGCATAGCCATCGGTATCCATCAAACCTTGCAGCAGTGCCATGCGCTGCTTGATGGACGCCCGTTGATACACGGCGGGGATATGCTTGTTGCCGAGCAACCCCATCAGCCGGAGGCGCTTCTGAACGCAGTCCTTGGTTGGATTCCGCACGCCGTCCGAGAGTCTCCAGCGTGGCGCCGTGTGGCCATCCTTGATTCTCCGGATGGCGATTCCTTCGTCTGCTATCTCCTTGGCAATGAATGTTCCGTCTGCAACCGACTTGGTGATGGTCGCTCCACTGCTATCGCCATCGCTCAACCATGCCCCCAGGGTATAGGGCGGCAGAGGCAATTCAGCGGTCGGACACTCCACAGCCTGCGCCACGTCCACCGAATAGTTGCGTTCCCGATGACCGGCTCTTGAATAGGGCAATACGACATCGCCCCGCATTTCATCTGTCGTCAGGGTCATCCGCTTCCCGTTGCGACGGCGGCTGTAGACGGTCCATTGGTGATCTACGTCCGCAACAATCTCCGACCCATCGGCAAAGCACACCCGATAGCAGTCTCGCTGATGCTGAACCGGTGTCGCAAAGGTCACGCGGCACTGCTTGCCCAACTCATCGAAGAGCACGTCGCCCTCCTGGATGTCACCCATCGTGACCCAACCCGAAGGGGTCGGTAGCCGGGTATCCAGCGCAAGCGCCTTACCGTTCTTCCGCGCGATGCTCAGGTAGCCCCGGCGGGTGCCTCGCGGATTGTCGTAAATGTCCTTGATGAAGCGCTTCTGGAACGGTGCGAGCTTGATCTTCTGTCCTACGTGCTCGCCCTCAGGCACAGGGCAATAGCGCTCCACGAAGCCGATAACTCGGCCACCCCGGGTCAATGGCTTTGCCATGGCGTTCCTGGAAATCGAATGGAAGAAAGATCACGAATTCGCGCTGAAACGCTTGACTAACAATCAGAACAGAGCGTTCATGACATCGTCATCAACCACCCCGCAGGAGCCGCAAATGACCCACACCGCCAACCCCATCGATGCACTCGGCAACAAGCTCGCCGAAGCCGCCCTCACCACCCTCATCCGGCTTTGCCCGGAAGTCAGAACCGCGACGGCTGAGCGACAGAACGCCGCCTGCGCGGCAATGCGCGCAGTGTCTGCGGCGGTAGTGAATGAACTGATCGACGATGCGCGGGATGCGCCTGGCGTTGGCCACCTCGCGTTTCAAACAGCTGCCTTGACCCTGGCGCACGAGGGCCTCCGGGTGCTACGGGCTGGTTGAAAATAAATCTGCGAATGCAAGCATGAACCGCTTGACTAGTCCTCGAATCGAAGCGTTCATGTAATCACCATCAACGCACCAACGGGAGCAGAACATGACCACCAAGCAAATCATCGAAGCCATCATCACCGACACCAACGGCCACCTACGCGGCGTGATGAATATCGAGGTCGATTTTCACAAAGGCGAGCCCTGCGAAGTCATTCACGCCGGTCAGACCTACCTCGCAACCGGCAAGGAAGGTGCGCACATGGCCACCGGTCGGCAAACGCGCGAGATGGCCACCGAGGACGACGCCCGCCTGTGGATCACCCTGGACGGAACCCACGTCTGGGAAGACTGAATACCAACCACGCCACCCAGGAGCACGAAATGACCTACACCACGCAGCAATTCACGATCGACGAAATCGGCTTCATCCAAATCGCCCTAACCAAAGTCCTGGCTGCTGTCAGCCGCGGCGAGCTTGATCTCAACCAACTGGCACGCGAGGAGCTTGCCAACCGCGGGTTGGACAAGACTGGTGCCTGGGTCGGATTCGACAAGGCCCGAGCAATTCACAACCTTTGATCACCCACCCACAGGAGATTCATCATGACCAACCACATCAAACTGACTGACACTCAACGCCAAGTCCTCGAACACGCGGCTGACCATCCCGATGGGCTCGTCACCTGGTTTCCCGACAATGTCAAAGGCGGCGCCAGAACGAAAGTGGTCGATGGCCTTTTCAACAAGGCGTTGATCACCAGCATCGGGATCCACGACTGCTTTATCACCCCCGAGGGCTACGACGCCCTTGGGCTCGCCCGTCCGTTACCGGGCAGCCACCCTACCGATCCCCAGGTTGCGGCCGTCGTGGCGGTTGCTGAGGCCACACGGGCGCCAGAAAGTCAGGATGTCGCCCAACGCATGATCAAGGTTGGTGTCGAGGGCAAACAACGCACTCGGGAAACCTCAAAACAAGCCACCGTAATTGAAATGCTTCGTCGTCCCAACGGCGCGACCATCGCAGAGCTCTGTGAAGCAACTGGCTGGCAGGCTCATACCATGAGGGGTGCATTTGCTGGCGCCCTGAAAAAGAAGCTCGGACTCAACATTACGTCCTTCAAAGATACCGGGGCCTCCCGCGTCTACCGCCTTGACCAGGAGGCGGCCACATGCTGAAACTCATCAGCATCCTGCAAGACCTCAAGGCCCAACCCCGCCGGCTCTCTGACGAGGAAAACCTCTACCTCGATCAGATCGGTGATGAATTGCGCCGCGCGGGAAGCGATGCCACCCGCTGGCGGATCCTCGAGCGCGAGGGTCTGAGCCGTTTCGATGGCTTCGATTTCAGTGAGGACGTTATCGCCAAGCTCACCGATGTACGTCGGGCGGCGATGAACTGATTTGCTTGATTCACATACGACAAGGGCGGCCCGTAGGTCGCCCTTGCTCTACCCAACGCGAAACCTTGGGTTACTTCTTCTTGGCCGCCGCCTTCTTGGCGGGTTTGGCGGCTGCCTTCTTGCCAGACACGGCTGCTTTGAATGCGGCACCGGCCTTGAACTTCGGCACCGTGGATGCTGCGATCTTCAACGCTGCACCGGTCTGAGGATTCCTGCCCGTGCGCGCCGCACGCTTGGACGAACCGAATGTGCCGAAGCCGATCAGTGCGACGTCGCCACCCTTGGCGACGGCCGCGGTGATTATCTCGACCAAGGCATCGATGGATTGCCCTGCAGCACTTTTGGTGGCGCCGGTTTTTGCCGCCAAGGCATCGACGAGTTCGGATTTGTTCATGGATATCTCCCTATTGTGGAAGTGGCACTCTACCCACATCTTGATGAAAAATCCATGCAGATAGTAACGGAGAAATGCTTGACTACTCAACCGAAGAGAGCGTTCATACGAACACCTTCAATCACAAGGAGTTGCAAATGGCCACCATGACCCTCACCATCGAACGTACCCCGCGCACCCTGACCATCGGCGGTAATGCCGTCACTGTCGAGGAATTGGGCACCCGTTTGCCGTTTGCCCGCAAGCCTGCCGACCACAATGAGGT